GAATCCCCAGCACTAGCGGCTAATAAGTTTGTATGAAAAGACCAAGAAAATGTTTTGAAGTCATATATGTATGCATCCCCCTGATTGGAAGCAGAAGAATCACTTTTCCTAATCACCATAGCCATATTTGAATGACCGTCATACCCAACCAAAGAACTACTTGTTATAAAAGAACTCCAATCTGATTGGTCTATCTTACTATCAATTAAGTTGGTAATCCTTGATCCGTTGTAAATAAAAAAACCTTTTTTATTTGCCCATAATATTCCCTTATCAGACCTAAACACAGCCGCAGGGTTCTCAACACCGTTACTTTTTATGTCCGACTCAAGAAACCAATTACTTTCACTCGGTGAAGAAACATTAACTATTTGCACTGAGTTTTGCTTTAAAGCTATCAACCTGTCAGCATAAGAAGCTAGCTTAACATAGTTTTCTGCATCACCCTTAACAACATCAATAAAATTAAAAGATGGAAATGTGTCAAATCTGTTAGGTAAACTAAACATAATTCTATCCCCGTAAGCAGTTATATTTTCATCGTAAGTATTTTTAATTTTTACATTTGCTACAAATGCCCTTCTATTTGTTATTGTTCCGCTTTTCCAACCTTCTCCCTGTTCACCTATACTGTTCGACTTTACGTCTGGGGAATAACCGTTAATACTTTCATAACTATCTATATTCATAGAAAGAAGAGTTATATCAACATAAAAAGTAGTTGCACTTGCCGCTGTCCAACCAACTTTTTCACCGTTAACTGATGCCGACACTCCACTTACTAGATCAATATCACAGAGCAAAGTCCAAGGCTCTTTATCATCTCCATTTGGCTTGCAATACATTCTCCCTCCGCTTATCCTAGCATCGTAGCCATTGCTAATCTGAGCCATAACCCTAAGCCTTAAATCATTACCCTGAACCGTTGTAAATGTATTGTTTGAAGTCGGCACTTTAAGTAAAGATTCTTGGTTTCCATCATAAATAAAAGATAATGCTATATCCCAAGTTTTTGTTTCTAAAAAAGAAGCATTGTTTGAATTTGTAGAATCATAGTCTATAGAGAATCCTTTATCACTGCTAGGGTACGTATTGGAAGTGGATGACCTTGTACTAGTTGGTGGAGATAGTAAATTGTCTTTTTCAAACCAACCTTTAAACAAAGTTTTACTAGCCGCTATGTCTGTACTGCTATGTTGAACTCCTCTAAAATGATGTCTATTAATATAACCATACCATCTTACGGACTGTCCTTCTATGTTTGTACTACTATCGCTAGTTCTAACAGCATTGTCTACTACATAAAAAGAATATTTTGGAGAAGTTGCAAGTGTTCCAGATTCTGTTTTTGGTGTTATTTGACCCGCAAGAAAAGCATCTGTTGACTTATTATAAACATCTAGATTTCCATTATTAACGTCTGATAAAATAAGAGAGCTTTCTCCTATTTGGGATGATTCTATACTAACAGCACCATTAGTGGTTGAATTAGCCGCTATAGTTTCATTATCAAAAGCAAAAGCATTGTTCTCCAATCTATTTACCGCTATTGCATTTACCCCTGTTTGTCCAAAAACATTTATACTGTCTCCCAGTGCTTTAACAGTAAAAATTCCATTATTTTTAGCCGTGCCTGATATTTTAATTTGGTTTCCAATTTTTAAATTTGTTTCTAAGTCATCTTTTAAACCAGAATTAGATTGAGGGCTATACACAAAACTATCAGCTTCAACAATAGAGCCTAATAAAGTACCACTACCTGAAACAGCATCGGAAACATCTTCCTGCTCTAGAAAGAATAAGTTTGTAGATTGACTTGTATCTACTGCTTCATAAGGAACTGGAGAGTAATCAGACTCAAAAGAGACCAAACCAAATCCACCAGATATAGTAGCTCCCTGAGTTGGAACCTCTGAATGAGCAATGAATGACCCCCTGCTTAAAAGGGTTTTTCCCTTTTGAGAGGTCATGTTTTGACAAACCGTTAGCTCGTTGACATTCAGGTCTCTTTCATTTTGATACGTATTTAAACCACCAGAAAAGTCGTTTACAACTAAAGCCTGTTTAGGCATTACTTACCTTTAAATACACCTTCTAACATATCTGTCATTACATCAACTAATTTTTCAAAAAGCTCTTGTTCTTTTTCTTCGTTGATCCAAGGTATGTTTACCTTCTCGTTAATTTTTGTAGCTAAATTTTTTGTAAACTCATCCGATGCTAAATGCTTTAACGCTTCTTCCTGCATCTTGTCTGCCTGCTCCTCAGCAAGCTTTACTAACATTGACTTAATATCCATTTAATCTTCCTTTATTTTCTTGGTTTTTAAATACAAATAATAAATTTGCACTGCAAACATTATACACATTAAAACACCAGACAATAAATCTGTCCAGTATACAACGCCTAAGCTCGTGCTCAGTCCAGTTACTTTTAAACTATCCATTAGTGTTTACCGTTTATCCTGCTTAGTGAACCATCTATTCTAGAGACTTGATTGTCTAAGTCATTTATCTCTTTTGTTAAAGCATCGAACTTGCGATCTAGTTTATCGTCTGACTGATTCCACCTATTAATCAACTTTATAATCATGCCTTCCATATTTTCTAATGTTTCAGATTGACCTTTGTTTTCTACTTTTAAGCTCTCTAGTTGCTCTTGCTGTTTTGCACTTTTGTTTGACAATGATATGACCAAATATACGAACATAGCCCCGACCACTCCTATCATTCCCGCTTCACCATAGATGGCCAAAAAGTCCATTGTTACTCCCTAATGCATTTTAAAAATTGTTTAATTATTCTTTTGGTAATTTGCTGATTACCTTGATTTCTTGCAAGCATTACAAGAGCCCTTTCTCTAATTACTGACTCTTGTAACTCACTCATTTCTTTTTACGCTTACCCCAGCTTAATGGATTGATGTTAAATTCTTTTTCATAGAAAGCTACTTTCTCTGCCAACTCTTCTCGCTCAGCCCTTTCTTCCATGATATGTTTGCTAAGTAAATCCCCAATTTGTTCATTTGCAACAAGGACATTATCTTCAAGCTTTGCAATTCTAGTTTCAATTTGCCAATAACCATATACCAACATTCCGATAAGGACTGCAATCTGACCCAACCATTTAAGGTTAATACTAACAATGGCATTATCATCAAGAATAGCAGTCCTATAACTTCTAGCGGTATCTGGCTTTGCACTCACTGTACCTCTATCTCTTCCAGTCTTTGATGCTTATAGCACCAATTACTATAATCGCTGATGCGACCATGAAACCAATGAACCACAGAATCAGCATCAATTATCTCCGTGAATACTGTATTCGTATCGGTATCTTCCGAGTCGAGTGGTATGTTTGCTACCACCCAACCCTGACTTCCGCATCCTGTAAACAACAGGAATATCGTAAGACGTATTAGTGTTTTCATAGAGTACGATAAAATCTCCGTTACTTAGTTTCTTGATCTGATTCTTCACTTTCCTTGTCTACGCTAGCCTGTAACGCATCTACAAAAGCCTGTTTACCAAACCTTAATTGTTGAAGATTAAACTCAGAAGATTGTATCTTTCGTTCTAAATCCGCAACATGATTAATCATTGCTTTCTGCTCATCAGACAGCTCTGATTCTTTATACTCTTTATCAAAAAGAGTAATTACGTTTTCTTTAGGCATTTCTTTTTCTTTTTTTGCCATTAGTAACTCCTTGTTTTGTTAATTAAAGTTTTTTATAATCAGCTATAGCCGCTTTTAATCCATCAGATTTTGCTTTTGCTTCTGTTATATTAGCATCATGTCTTGCTTTTTCAGATTCTAATTCTGATAGAGAATATTCTCTTTCACTATCAGCTAATGCTTCACCACTTTCAGCATCCCATCTTTTTTGCACTAAGGCAATATACGACTCTTTTACTGCTTCTTTTTTTTCCTGTACTACCTTGCCCTTGCTATCTTTTACTTCTTCTTTAGCTGGTTGCAACTCTCTTTCTTTGCTTTTAAAATCGGCTGTCTTCCCTTTCTTATCAGCGTATTTTGCCCAATTCATTTGAGACTCCTTGTTTGTTAATTATTTTACAAAATACATTTCAACTTTATCTGAAACATCTTTCATTTTCATCCAATTACTTGCAACTGGCTGACCTTTAGTTATAGGTATTTGTCCAAGTAAACCAACAATGTGCCATTCAGTTCTTTCTTCTCTTGATTTATAAGATTTAGAAATGTCATAGTCTGGATTTAGTTTTTGTCTACTCATTGTAGATTCTATTGCATCTTTAGGTAAATCAACATCAGAAGGCATCATATCTTTCCAATATTTATGCTTATGGTAATACACCATACTATCTTCTTCTTCGCCTTCTCCTTTTACTGTTTCTGAAATAGCTTTTAAAACCCCACCATGAACTCCGTTTGTAGAATCTTCTATGTTTTTTTCATATTCATCTTTAGATATTTCTTCTTTCCATGAAACTCTTACAGCATCTTCCCATATTTCAGCACCATAATCATCTAACATATATTTCTTTTCCCAATGAAATAATTGACCACCACCAACTATCTGATTTCCAGACTTAGGTCTTATTACTCCCAATGGAGTATCTCCATCAGAACAAACTACTATTTTATTTCCATCTAACTTTACTGTTGTGCCAACTGCAATTTCTTTTCCATCTTTACTTTCAAAATACTCTGCATAGTCAAGAGATTGGGAAGCGTTAATTGTACCTTCAGCATCTATTTGACCAGCAGAAGATATTAAAACTCTTGCTGTTGAATTTGCACTATCAAAAGCTCTGTAAAATCTATCTGCATGACCATCCATTTGAACATACATAGCTTCTTGCACACCGTTTGGATTTACCTCTGAATCAACATTTAAGTACATTCCATAAATATCTCCAGTAATACTCCCACCATTAATATCTACATTTGTATAATTACCATAAACACTTTGGTCTATAGTTCCAGCAGTCATCTCAGCATAATTTGCATTACCAAATATATTATTAGCATTTCCAGCAGTAAGTTTGCCAAGAGATGTCAAAGCTATAATATTGTCTCCGCCACCAGAAGTATTATTAGTTGTAACTAATGCTGTAAAATCTCCACCAATCAAGTTTCCAAATTCTTCATCAGCATCATTAAAATTCATTTTTCCAAAAACAGCCCTAAATGTGTTAGCTGAACTTGTTGCTCCACCTGTTTTAGCAAAATTAAATGATGTTCCTGTTAAATCCGATGATGTAGAGATTCCTGTATTTTCCATCTGGAAATTTCCATTATGATAAAATCTGGAGTGTATTCTCTCATTTACAGTTAATTTTAATTGATTAGCTCCCGCACCATGGTCGTATTGAATATTGCCAGCTTCTGCATCACCATCTTTAAATATTATTGTTTGACCAGATGTATTTCCGGGTGCTAAATAAAGTTTAGTTACAGAACTATTACCAAGTGTTACAGAAT